AGATTAGTTGTTGACTTCCTGTTGGATTGGTATAACTTGTTACTTGTAACAAGTTGTTACACTTTAACTAGAAAGGAAAGACAATGACTAGAGAAGAAACACTTGATAAGATCAAAGATCTTAAAGAAAAGAAAACTAAACTAGAGCAGCAAACTAGAAAGGTAAAAGCTGAACTAGATAAACTAGAAACCGAAGCAGTAGAAAAAGGTTATGGCATGTGGGTGTTTTCTTTTAAAAGAAAGATCGTTCCTAACTTTGCATGGTGGGAAGCAAACTATCCTAGAAGTTGGCAAAAGTATGTAGAAGAAAGATCTTACAACAAGTTCAAATCATCAACTAAATAACCAACTGGGGGCGAAAGCCCCCAACCATTACGAAAGGAAATACAATGCGAAGACAAACATATGTAAAAGACAACGTGGAGTATGCGATAGTAAATGTCCACGCTATGGACGCGGTAACGCCATACTGGGTTTACTACAACAGCAGACTTATCTCGAAGTTTACTGATAAAGAAACCGCTCAAACTTATATCAAAGTTTTGATGAGAAATTAAATAAACACTTGTAGCCCGACAACAATCGGGCTACAATCAAACTGTTCAACTAGAAAGGAAAGAACAAAATGCCTAAAACATCATTTGGAAAAACCCGCTCACAAGATAAGCCATACGCAATATATGCAAACGACCAAGGTTGGGTATGGAAAATTCTCAAAACCTACAAGCATTCAAGCGCCGAGGTAAACGATCCATACGCTCGATGGTTCGTCGCAGCTACATCACCTATGATGTATGGTGGGGAATATGAGATGGGAGATACCTATGCCCGAGAGATCACACAGTTCGGGCAACTTGTAGATGCCGATCCAGAATGGCGAGACGAGTACAACGTCTAAGCATATCAGAGATGAGCCAGGAAACTGGCTCATCCGTGATGCGCTTGGCATCGATTAACTAGAAAGGAAATACAATGTTCCACGCTATCCAGACTTTGATTAGTTGGATCCAGGGCAGACCCACGTCTGCCCTCGAGGATCTACTCGCCGGTATTGCGCTATTCGTTATACTATTCGCCGGAATCTTTTTACTATACGGAGCTGCGGTACTATGACTAAACATTTTATAACTTGGAATCAATTTGATTTATCTTCTATTGCTAAAGCTGAAAAACGTAAACTGTACCTTGAGAACAACGGATACATTTTAATAGATGAGCGTCCGGGTTGTTTAACTTACATTAAAAAGGATTAGCTATCCCTTGCTCGGGGTTACAGGGCATTTCCTTTCAGAAAGTCCTGGGGTCGCAAGGCCGCAGGGCTTTTTTTAATACGCAAACACAGGGCCGCAGGGCCGCAGGGCAACGGCTCGAACCCTCGGAAAAATCTTTCAAGTAAATGTTATTTAGTTGTTGTATACTTGTTGGATATGTGCATAATAAAAGTGTTCTTAATCATTACGAAAGGAAACAGAACAATGACTATTAAACCTAAATCCGAATGGATTGGAGACGACGGGTTACTCTTGAAAGTAAGTTTAGACCTAGGTGAAAAGATTATTAAGGATCTAAAGGATCCAGATCTAAAAGCCCAAGTGAAAGCGGCATTAGTCAAAGGAGCCGAAGAAAAGGCCGAGCGAATGACAAACTTTTTCAAGTACACTTAACCAAAGGAGCGGGGGACTAAGTCCCCCGAATTTTTTTTATGAAATCAGCTATCATATACAACGGGCCTAGCTTATTGGATGATAAACCAATTGTAGTTATTGCCACATATTCCAATCGGAATACGAAGACTGGAAAGGTCGTGCAAACTTATATATTGCGCGAAGATATAAACCCACTTGAAGCGTCGAAGACTGGCGAAGATTATTCTATTTGTGGCGAGTGTCCGATGCGCGGCGAAGTAACAACGGATCCAGAACGCAAGCAAGCAAAGGGTCGCAAGTGTTACGTTAACTTAGGGCAAGGCGTTTTAATCGTATGGAAAGCATACAAGCGCGGCGTCTATCAGACTGGCGAAGCTTCGGAAATGGGGCGCGGTCGTTTCGTTCGCATTGGAACCTATGGCGATCCTGCCGCTGTTCCGTCTCACGTTTGGGATAAACTTTTATCCGAGTGCGATACATGGACGGCATACACTCACCAAAAACCATGGCGTCCAGATATTGCAATGCAATCCGCTGACAGTCACACGGAAGCATTAATGCATTGGAAAGAGGGTCGAAGAACTTTCCGAGTAATTGCAGACCTCGGACAAATCGACAAACAAAACGAAGCCTTGTGTCCTGCATCCAAGGAAGCAGGGCGACGGGTACAATGTACCGCCTGCAAATTGTGCAAGGGATCGAGCCTAGCAAAATCAATTGCCATAGTGGAGCACTAAATCCTGGGGGAGCTGCGGCTCCCCTTTACACTTGCCCCAAGGCACAAGCACATATACACTAGGCCGCAGAGCCGCAGGGTCGCAGGGTCGCAGAGAATCTAGACTCTAAACGAGGCCGCAGGGCGCAGAACAAAGACGCAGGATCCTTGAACCGAGAACCTCGGGCCGCAGAGACCCCACCCTGTATCAAATCAGCCCCCTGATCACCGTCAAATAAAATTAGATCGCGTTCCTTGAGGCTCTTTACTAAGAAAAAATTTGCCCCACCTCGTGTCCAATATGCTGTATTCCAAGCAACTTGATGAGCAGAGATTGCTACTGCATTACTTTTGGATACTTTCAATTCACACCAGAACGGCAACCCATCCCAGATGAAATGCACATCAGGAACACCGCCCCCATGTACGTTTTCAATCCGCGTTGCGAAGCACTTCTTCGGTAGGTTCTGTCTTATTGTGTTCCAGAAGTTCGCCTCTTGACCCTTGCTCATCTGGTGTAATATCCTTGTAGTCTGCATCAATCTGGAATGCTTGCGGATATTGTTTTTGTAGTGCCGCAAGTCTTGCTGTAATCTCATCCCTTGATAGTTGATCAATGGTATTGATTGTCTCTCGTCTGTCGATAGTCAGACCACCCAAAGCAGAACGGATCTTCTCCGCATTTATAGCAGCAGAGAACTGCCCTGCATCTTCAGCGCCAAGAGATAGAGAGTGTAATCTTTCAAGTTGACCGATGGTTGTCACACCATACCGACGCTCTCGTTCTTGCCTCAACTCTTGGACATACTCCACAACGTGGGGATAATCTCTGCCATTCAAAAGAACAGATGCTTGTTTCGATGCAAGTTCTGGAGCATACCCTGCAAGCCTAGCACATTCTGCATTAGAGTAGATGCCTTCAACTATTTTTCGAGCGAATGTCATCTGCCTATTGGTAAGCTGACGGTCATGTTCAGCCTCCACTTTTTTCTTTATAGACCCCATTTCTACATCCTGTGTTTTCAACAACCATACTGCAACTAATCAAGGGCATCAAATACATTTCTTAAAATAAAGTGTAATCATTTAGCCCTTTTTGTAATCTACCGTAATCATACCGAGCTATATAAATAAGGTCTTGATTACGCCGTTTACAAAGATTACGCCATTTCAGATTTGAAAAAAAAAAAAAAATAAAATCTCTGGCAAAGCGTATATACTGTAATCAACGTAATCATAATTATTTTCTTGACAGTATATTTTCCCTCAGATAATCTACAAGTATTCAACAACTACGAAAGGAATTAACAATGAACTTAGAAATGAAATCAATCAAGCATTTTGCATCTGGCAGTCAGGAAACATATTGCTACACGGCAGTCGTATATCTGGATGGCAAACCCTTTGCTGATGTCAGCAACGATGGACATGGTGGATCAGACTATGTGCACCCTCATGACAAGACACCATTTACCAAGGTTCAAGGTGCATGGCGCGAGAAATTCCAAGAGATAGAAGAGTACTTTGCATCCTTACCCAAGACTGATGTTGGCAAGTACCAATGGTCACCCGAAGGTTTTGATCAGAAGTTTGAATATTGGTGCGCGGATCAAGTGTCTAATTTCTTGACCAAGAAAGACATGAAGAGACGTTTGAACAGATGTGTCGTTGCTCAGATCAAAGAGGATGGGAAACTCAAGGTTGTTGAGTGGAACAAGCCGAAGGGTAAGCCTGATTGGCTTTTGAAAGAACATATTAAGAAAGAGTACACAGACATTACCATCTTGAATGATCTACCCGAAGCGGACGCATTAGACATTTGGAGGACAGTGTAATGCCTAACTGGTGTGATCAAGAAGTTTATATTCACGGTGAGACGAGCATGGTTACTCATCTCTACTGGGAACTAAAAGAGCGCAAGCGTTTCTGTGATGTGGTCTGTCCGATACCTTTAGAGGTTATCGGGCAACCATACGATGGCAAGAGCACATCTCCTCAATGGGATTGGAGGTGCAACAAATGGAATACGAAGTGGGATGTTCAAGATATTCTGATTAAAGAAGAGCTTGTGCATGGTGACGATCACTATCCGATACCGACATCTTATTTCAGATTTGTGTGCAAGACGGCATGGGATGCACCTATTCCTGTATGGGAGAAACTGCATCGGTTGGGCATTGAGGTGCAAGCAGAGTACGAGGTCGAAGGTACGGATGTCGTTGGTGAGTTCACGTTGGGTGAGCACCATTGTCGGACACTCACGGATGAAGAGATCAAGGAACGAGAAGCAAGATGGGAGGAAGAAGATGCCTAAATATACAACAGTAGTACGAGCGGACTTTGACGCAGATGAAAGCTTTCAGAGAGCTTATAAAGTCATTGGGAAGTATCTGAAGAAGAATGAAGCTGATGGCAAGATGGCGATGGTCAGTTTGGCGAGGGCATTGGGTGGTACGCTTATGCTTACGACAGAAAAAAAGCAAAGAGACATGGCACTTGCTACGGTTATCACGCAGATGTGTGAGACGTTTGCTGACTTCTTGCAAGCGGAGGATCAAGATGATGCATAAGGTTGACCCGATAGAGATTATGTTGAGCGATATCTTTGACAAGGTATTTTATAACAAGGAGCAAGAACCGAGCCGCAAGGTTTGCGAAGACTGCGACGGTGATGGATGGTATGAGGCTGAGTATGCTAGACCACAAGGCTTTGACAGAGACGTAGGGTATTTGGATACCAGACGTGTGGATTGTGAGTGGTGCGGTGGCACTGGAGAACTGGAGGTTGAAAATGAGTAAGCGGATACACGAACTGGGAGTAGGGCGCACATATCTTGTGCTCCCGAATGGAGCGGCTGCTCAACTCAACTACATGGACGTGAACACGTTGCAAGTTGCGTTGGATCATTTGCAAGAGCATCTGAATGATTTGGATGTGTCACGAGATCCGAGAGAAAAGGAGATGCACAAGATGGAATTGGCTAGCGTGGACTTTCTCAAGGAGTTGGTGGGAGGCGTGAAAGAATGAGTGACGTTTATTTTCAAGAAGAGTTATCGTTGAACCATGAGCCTAGTCTAGATCATTGGGCTAAGATTATAGCTGACGGTGAGATAGAAGATGGTCGCACCAACTGGGATTATGAGTACGAACGGGCATGGCATTATTTAGATGCTGAGTTCAACTACAACTATGAGTATCGGGAGGTGGCGTAATGAGCGCATACTACAACGAGATAGATCCTTATGCTGCGGCATGGTTACGAAACTTAATTAGAGATGGTCACATTGCCGATGGTGTGGTCGATGAAAGGAGTATATCGGATGTCAAAACAGAAGAGCTTTATGAATTTACTCAATGTCACTTCTTCGCAGGAATTGGAGTCTGGAGTCATGCGCTCCGCTCCGCAGGGTGGGAAGACGACAGACCAGTCTGGACGGGATCGTGTCCGTGCCAACCTTTCAGCGGTGCAGGCACGAGAAAAGGGATGGCTGACGAGCGGCACCTCTGGCCTCACTGGTTTCACCTCATCGAAGAGTGCCGACCTTCAACGGTCTTTGGAGAACAGGTTGCGAGTAAAGACGGACTTGGTTGGATCGACCTTGTACAAGCTGACATGGAAGGAGCGGACTACGCCCTCGGGGCTTTCGATCTCTGCTCTGCGAGCTTCGGCGCACCGCACATCAGGCAAAGGCTTTGGTTCGTGGCCGACACCGACAACCCGAGATCACAAGGGTGGATACCAAGGGGGTCGGATACGCAACGGCAAGATCAGCACGGACACGTTGGATGTGACAGCGCAACTAACAGGATGGGCGACACCGACCACAGCGGATCACAAGGGAGCAGCCAAACCGGAATCGGTGAAGGAGTGGAACAGTCGGGGTCACAACTTGCCGGAGCAAGGACAGTCC